ATGGAAATCTTGATAACGTATCTCGTTTATTAAGAAATTATGGAGTATATAATAAATACATTTCAATTCTTCAAAAGAGACTTAATGAAGATGACAAAAAGAAAACACCTGCTTTAAATAAACCTAAACGTGGTGGTTCTAAGAAATTTTACGTATATGTACGTGACCCAAAATCAAAACGTATTAAAAAAGTAAGCTTTGGAATGGCTGGTGGAGGATTAAGAGCAAAACTTAACAATCCTAAAGCACGTCAAGCTTTCTCTAAACGTCATAATTGCCCTCAAAAAACAGACAAAACTAAAGCGTCATACTGGAGTTGTAGATTGCCCCGTATGGCTAAGCTACTAGGGTTCAAAACCACTTACACAGGGTATTGGTAAGGGAAGCTACACCCCCAATATTTATAATAAATTGGAGGGAATATGGCTTATGTTTATCTTATAACTAATGTCATCAACAATAAAAAATATATTGGATCTTCTAGAAAGACTCAAGTTGATGAAAACTATTATGGTAGTGGAAAAGCATTAAAAAATGCTTTAAAAAAACATGGTAAAGAAAATTTCACTAGAGAAATATTATGGGAAGGTGAGGGAGATGCTCGAGTTATGGAAACATATTATTTGACAAAATTTAACGCAGCTGGAAATTCAATGTTTTATAATATGACTAATGATGCTAGAGGAAATAATCTTCATAAAGAAGAAACTAAAAAGACAGTTAGTGAAAAACTAACAGGACGTAAATTCTCAAAAGAAACTTGCGAAAAAATATCTAAAGCCAAAACAGGTTCAACAACATCTAAAAAAGGTAAACCTGATGGTCCTAAACCTAATGTATCTAAAGCTCATAAGGGTAGAGTAAGCCCTAATAAAGGAAAAGGCAACCCTGTAGCTTTATATAAAACATCAGGTGAATATGTTAAAACATACCCTAGTTACCATGATTTAGCTCTTGACTTACAAATCAACCCAGAAACAGTAAGATGTCAGCTTATTGGAAAGGCTCAAACTATTAAAAATAAACAATATAGAGCACAATATGTATAATAAATTATAAATTATGAAAAAATCAGAACTAAAACAAATCATTAAGGAAGAAATACAAAATGCATTAAATGAGGCATCACTCTTACAAAAACTTCTTCGTAAAGCGGGATGGGCAGGAGAATCATGGACTCCTAAAGAAATGGCTGCCCAAATTAAAACTCTCCCGAATGATACATTAATACTATGGAGTAAAGATAATAAAGGAATCCCAGGAACTCCTCTTAATTTCCAACAAAGATTAGTTAAAATTGAAATGGATAAAAGAGGTCTTAAATAAAAATACAACATTCTCAGGATATTGGTAATATGGAAAACTGCTCAAAATTAGCATCTTATTTGATGCACTCAAGAACACAAGCTCATGTGTTTCACTTACAAACTACTTCATTTGCTGAACATAAAGCATTGAATGATTACTATGATGGAATTGTAGATCTAGTAGATGGATTTGTAGAAAGTTATCAAGGTAAATATAGTATTATCAATAACTATGTAAGCTTTAGTCTTATGAATTACACTAACAAACAACAAGTAATTCAGTACTTTGAAGCATTATGTATGACTGTGAATACTTTACGCCAGGATATCACTGACTCATATTTAGATAATCAAGTAGATGAAATGGTAGCATTGATTAATTCTACTTTATATAAACTTAAGTGTTTAAACTAATGAAGCGTTCAACATTAGAAAATATCATTAAGAATGAAATACGTAATACTTTACGTGAAGATTCTGCTTCTAAACTTTATAAAATTGAAGGTTTATTAGTTACTAACAATGATGTTAAGTGGCAGAAAGAAGTATTATCTGATATCAGATCTATAACTGGTGTTACTACTATTGATGCTAAAGAATATACTCCTCGTATACCTAAAGAAAATTATTCTTATGATAGAGTAACAGTTAAAATAGATCCTTATCCATACTTAAAATTTGGTAAATTTGATTTAGATACTATCAAACAAGTAATTAAAAATATTAATGACATTAAAGGTGTTGTTAAATTTAAAGTTGAAAATCCACAAATGGTAAATATAGGAATATAATTATGTACACAAAAGAACAAATTGAAGCAGCTGTTAAAGCAAAAGGATATGTATGGTTTGAAGACGCATCAAACAAAGGATTTGATGTTAACATTATTGGTATCCGCAACTCATCAACTGGTAAAAAAGTTACAAATGTATTTGATGACTGGATGACCATTTCATACAAAGAAAATGGAGTTTGGAAAACTCATGTTTGGGCTTGTACAACAGATCCTGGTACTAAAGCTGTTAAAGAATTTAAAAATCCAAACGGTGTAGCAAGACTAGTTCCTGGCCAATATAGAGGTGTATGGAAAGTTGATTTACACCAAGGAAAATATGAAGCACTTTGTCAGCGTTTAGGCAATGTAAAAGTGTATCGTGATAAAAATAAAGACATGACCTTTAATGAAACTGAAGTTCAAGAAGGTATGTTTGGAATTAACATTCATAGATCAAATCCAACTACAGAATCTCAGTTTGTTGAAAATTGGTCTGAAGGATGTCAAGTATTTAAGCGTGTTAAAGATTTTAATGAGTTTATGGCTATTTGTAAAAAAGCATCTGCCATTCATGGAAATAAGTTTTCTTATACTTTATTAGAATCAGCCGATATTAAATAATGAATCTAGACGACTTAATAAGACAAGTTCTTTTAGAAGAAAAGACAAAACGGGACAGATGTTTACGTATTGCAGATCGTAAATTTGATAAACCGTCTGCTTATAAGTCTGGAGCCGTTGTTAGATGCCGCCAAGGTAAAATTTGGAAAGGTATTAAAGAAACAAATGACCCACAATCTGGTAAAGCTGCTCCATATGGCTCAGGTTATTCTGAATTAAGAGAAATTATCAAAAAAATAATTCAAGAGGACGAATCACTTCATAAGTGGTTTAAACGCCAAGGCCCATCAGGTAAAGAAGGTGGATGGGTTGATTGTAATACCTGTCGTAAAGTAGACGGTAAAACAAAATGTAAATCATGTGGTAGAAAAAAAGGTGAAAAACGTTCAAAATACCCTTCATGTCGTCCTACACCCTCTCAATGTAAACAACCTGGTAAAGGTAAAAAATGGGGTAAAACAAAATGATTAAATTAATAGATTTATTAGTTGAAATAGGTGTAGATCTGTCTAATTATAAAGGACAAATATTAAAAGGTGATGTTATTCGAGCACCTAAAGGTTTTCCATTAGGTGGAGAAAAACTTGATAAATCTTTATCTCTTAAAGTAATTAAAATATCTAGAGAAGGTGTTAATAGATATAAATTATCCTTAGAAGATACTAAAACAGGCAAAAAATATACTGTTAGAAATTATCAAATGGATGGTGAATATAAAGGTAAAAAATTACCTAAATGGGGCCTGATAAGAAAATCTAAAGAAAATACTAAAGAAGCATCAGACCCACAAGCAGGAACAGCTTTACCTTACGGCTCAGGATTTGCCCCTTTAGAAGAAACTAAAAGAATACCTCGTGAACCAGGTCAACCAGCTAAATCAAGTAAACATTCTGACCTTTATACAGATGAAGATCCTAAAGGAACTATTAAAGGATTGGGATTTAAAGATGCTTCTACCGCTAAGCAAGGTATTTCTAAAATAAATAAAGCTAAGACTACTCATGCTCATAAAGTACAAGCTACTCTTGTGATGAAACAAAGAGCTAAAGTAGCTATGGAAAGGACTAAAGATCCTGAAAAGAAAAAGAAATTAAAAGCAGCTTATCAAATTTGGTCTAAAAAATTAGAACAATTAAAACGTAAAACTAAATCTATAAAAAATGATTAAATTACTTGAATTATTAAAAGAAGCAAAAGAAGCATTTGAAGATTTTGCTATTACCCGAGGTAAAGGCGCTGAAAAAATAGCAAACAACGCTAAAGAAAAAGGTGGTTTAGCTATGTTAACTTACACACACTTTAAAGTTAAATTACCATACTATAAAAAAGCTGCTGAGGGTAAATTAGATTTAGATAAAACTAAAAAAGAATACGAAGAAACATATAAAAAAATCTCCCTAAATATGACTCAGACTGAATTCCAAAGAGAAGTAGGTCGTTTAGAGGTATTAGGTGAGCTTTTAATTAGAAATAAAAAATAAATGAGTTATTTAATAGTTAATATTCCTCCTATAGAAGTTTTTGTTAGAAAAGAATTTTTATATGATTTTCAAAAAGATACAAATGGAAAACTTTTTGGAAAAGGAGAATTTGAATCAGCTCATTGGATTACAGCAAAATCTATTCCTAATCAAGCATTATATTTTGAATCGCTTATTCATAATTATGGTGCTTTATATGATAAATTACCTTTACATGCTTATGTTTGGAAAACAGATATAAAAGAA